TGCGGTGGCCCATCCCAATCCGGTGGTGCCGGCAATGGCATCGACCTCCTCATGCGCCGCACCGGCTGGACCTTCAAAGAGGCCGCCGATCGCATCGAGCAGCACCTCGGCATCACCAAGCCCGCCAGACCCGGCCAGTCCATCGACACCCCGCCCACCCGCGGTGCTGAGGCCTTCTGGCGATACAGCCCCACCTTCATCGTCGCCCGCTTCCCCGGCAAGAAGATCCGCCCCCTGAGCTGGACCGGCACCGAGTGGATCTGGAAGGCGCCACCTGCACCCCGCCCGCTGCTGAATCTCGAGCAGCTGCGCACTCGCACCGGCACCGTCCTGGTGGTGGAAGGCGAGAAGGCCGCTGATGCCGCAGCGCGCCTGTACCCACGCGCCACCGTCACCACCTGGCCCTCCGGCTGCAAGGCCATCGACAAGGCCGACTGGTCGCCCCTCACCGGCCGCCGCGTCATCCTCTGGCCCGATGCCGACACCGTGGGCCAGCACGCCATGGATCAGCTCGCGCAGCGCCTCCTCCGCCTGCCCGTCGATCGCGTGCAGATGGTCACCCCGCCCGCTGGCGTCCCCGAAGGCTGGGATCTCGCCGATGCCACCTGGACCGATGCCGAGGCGCTCGAGCACCTCAAGGCGCACCTATCCCAGCCCCTCGAGCTCGATGCCGACCCTGACCCCGAGCCCGTCCGGCCCGAGCTGCAGCCAGAGCCCGACGACGCCGACCCCGAGGTGCCCGAGCTCGACCCCGGCCTCCACTTCACCCCCCTCGGCTTCGATGGCGACGCCTACTACTACCAGCCGCATCGCACCGGCCAGGTGATGCGCCTCTCGCGCTCGGCGCACACGTCCACCAACCTGGTCGCCCTCGCGCCCCTCGAATACTGGACGCAGCTCGCACCCGGCGCGCGTGGCGGTGTGGACTGGACGCAGGCCGCATCTACCCTCTTCGCCATCTGCGCTGATCTCGGCGTCTACAACCCCGACATCATTCGCGGCCGCGGCGCATGGTGGGACAGCTCCCGCCCCGTGCTGCACCTCGGCGATCGCATCATCGCCGATGGCAAGGCTCACCCCGCCCTTCGCCCCTTCGACAGCCGCTTCCTCTATCAGCGCATGTCGCCCCTCAAGGGACCAGGCGCTGCCAAGCCGCTCACCGATGCCGAGGCGCTGGTGATCTGCGAGGTGGCCGAGCGTTTCCACTGGGAGGTGCCAGCCTCTGGCCTGCTGCTCGCCGGCTGGGTCACCCTCGCCCCCGTCTGCGGTGCCCTTCAATGGCGCCCCCATGCCTGGCTCACCGCATCAGCAGGCTCCGGCAAGTCCGCCATCCTCGATCGCTACGTGGCGCCCCTTCTCGCCGATATGGGCCTGATCGTCGCTGGCAACACCACCGAGGCCGGCCTGCGCCAGACCCTGCGCTCTGATGCCCTGCCCGTCGTGTTCGATGAGGCCGAGTCGAATGAGAAGGCCGATCAGGTGCGGATGCAGAACATCCTCTCCCTGGCTCGGGTTGCGTCCAGTGAGTCTCACGCCACCCTGCTCAAGGGCAGCCCCGGCGGTGATGTCACCCGCTTCAACATCCGCTCCATGTTCCTCATGAGCTCGATCGCCACCGCCCTCAAGCAGGGCGCCGATCGATCCCGCTTCGCGCAGCTCACCCTCCGCTCACCTACCGATCTGCCCAAGGCCGAGCGCATCGCTCACTGGGAGGCCCTCGATCGCGATCTCGAGCGCCACATCACCCCAGACACCGCCCTGCGCCTCATCGCCCGCACCGTCTCGCTCATCCCGGTCATCCGCCAGTCCGTTCGGGTCTTCTCCCGTGCCGCTGCCGAGCGCTTTGACTCACAGCGCCTCGGGGATCAGTACGGCACCCTCCTCGCCGGCGCATGGTCGCTCATGTCCAGCGAGGTGCCCACCGATCAGCAGGCCCGAGACCTGATCGATCAGAACGACTGGGAGCCCTACAGCCAGGCCACCGAGGTGCCCGACGAACAGCGCTGCATCCACCGCATCCTCCAGCACCAGGTCCGGGTTGAGACCGACGAGAAGACCTACACCCGCACCCTCGGCGAGCTGGTCGAGATCGCCGTGCAGCATCGAATGGACCGGGACATCTCCATGCGCCAGGCCACCGAGGTGCTGGGCCGCCATGGCCTGAAGGTGGTGCAGGAGCAGCAGCAGCTCCTGGTGAGTAACACCGCCGAGGCGCTGGCCACCATCCTGAAGGACACCGCCTGGTCCCACAGCTGGGCCACGGTGCTGAGCCGGTTACAGGGCGCCACCAAGGCCGGAACCGTCCGCTTCAACGGTGCAGGGGCCGTTTCCAGAGCTGTGGCGTTACAAATCGCCGGGCTGTAACAGGGGGCGTTACAGCTGAAAACCGTTGCGCCGCAAGGGATTACAGGGATCTGTAACGGTGTAACGGTCGCCGGCCGAAAAATAGCCTCTCTCTCTTACACACACACACTCTCTCCCCCCTCCTCTCTCACCCCCTCTCTAATAAATATCTTTTTAGAAAAAGACGTTACAACGTAACAGAGGGGGGCTAAAGCCTTGGGCGGCAAGGGGTTTCGGGTGTAACGCCTACCGTTACACCACCGTTACAGCTGTTGCGGCCAGTGTTCACGGGATCTCACCCCTTCCCCATCGCCTGGCACGGCTCCAGCCCTTACCCTTGGCCCATGGCCACCATCCGCATCGACCTCGACTCAGGAGCCCTTCAGAGGCTCGACAGCCGGGTGCGGCTGCTCACGGACCAGAACCTGCGCTTCGCGGCCGCCAAGGCGCTTAACGAGGCCGCTGGTGCAGCGAAGCAGTCGCTCAGGGAGGCCATGCCTCGCTACATCACCCGGCCGGTCGCCTACACGCTGAACTCAGGCTTTCAGACCTTCGCTCGAGCGAACAACCTCGAGGTGACCGTGGGCGTCGCCGATCGCTCCCGCAGTGGCCGCACCCCAGCCGCCAAATACCTCCAGCCGATCGTCAAGGGCACACAGCCCAGCCTCAAGGGCGCCGACCTCGCGGCCAGCAAGATCGCGCGCGAGACACGCGGCGCCGTGCTGGTGCCAGCCAAGGGCACGGGCCTGCTCAATGCCTCGGGCAACGTGCCGCTGAGCAAGTACGCCACGATCTTGGGCCAGGCCAGGCAGGGCGGCGGGCAGTACTTCATTGGCCCGGTCAAGCGGGGCAGCAGCGTGAAGGCGGTGTTCGAGCGGAAGGAGGGATTCATCGGTCGCACCTCGACGCTCGACACCACGACCCGCAGGCTGTTCACCATCGACCCCAACCCGAAGCAGCGGCGCCAGCAGTTCCCCGTGCAGCAGGTGCTGCGGCAGGGCTTCGAGCAGGCCTGGCCCGTGCAGGTGCGGGCTTCGCTGCAGGCCGAGCTGGCAAGGAGGCTCGGCGGCCGCGGCTAATGTGGTGGCCTGGCGCAGTTGACGCTGCCCAGGCCGTGACCACCTGCACAACCAGGCGATGAGACAACGCTACGAGATCCCCGAGCCCGGTCAGCCTTTCGACCCGGCGATCTTCAGGCTCGGCTCACCCTGCAAGCGCAGTCACCTCTGGGACGAAGGGGTGACGCTGCGGACGGTCAAGGCGGGCCATTGCCCACATTGCGCGCGCATCGATGCGTTGGATCGTGCTCGAACCAGGAAAGAGCAAGACCCTGACGGCTATAGGGCCTACCGCGAACGAACTAAGGATCAGCGCAACGCATATCGGCGCCGCAGGAACGCTGAGGCTGGATGCGAAAGCAGAGGCCCACGCGACCTGATCCTGCTTCATGCCGCTATCAAGCGAACAGGCCGCCTGCCCTCGGTGGCACGACTGGTGTACGACCAGCAGTTTGAGTACTGGCGCGCTCACCCCGAGGAACGCCGCATGTATCTGAGGCAGAAGGGTCTACGCGAACACCACTGGCGCTACATGACCGATTGCAGCTTTCGCCTGTACCACCGGGCGAAGTCGAAGGAGCGCAAGGCTCGCGAGCGTGGTAGCCGCACCGTGATGATCAGCCCCGATCAGATGTGGCGCAGGTGGGTGGAGTTTGGCCATCGCTGTGCCTACTGCGGCGCAGATGGCGACCTGCAGGTGGAGCACGTGATGCCCATCAGCCAAGGGGGTGAGCATCACCTCGGCAATATCGTGCCAGCCTGCCAACGCTGCAACTTCAGCAAGGCCACTGCCTCGGTGAAGGAATGGTACGAGTCTCAGCCGTTCTTCAATGAGACACGCTGGCTCGCGATCCTCGAGGCGCTGGACCGCGGGCGGCCCGACACCAAGCAGCTGCCCCTCCCCTGAGATCGACTGCGGCGCAAGGGGTCTCGGGCTTGGGTCCCTGTCCCTCCCCCTAATCGGGGGTATTTGGCAACCGCAGACGCGAGCTAGCGTCAGAAAAAAGCAGTCTCAAACGGGACCCAGCGTGAGACAAACGGCCATAGCGCGCCCCACCCGTTCAGTAGTTCAATAGTTCACTACCATTCAAGTGGCGTAAGGGCCTGCAACAGCTTGCTTGTCACCTTCAGCGAGTTCGCGGCGATCAAGGGCTGCGCGAAGGGAACCGTAACGGCGGCGAGCAAATCCCGCATCGCTGCCGCGGTGGTGGAGAAGGACGGCAAGCGGTGGCTGGACCGCGACCAGGCGCTCGAGCTGTGGCGGAAGAACACCAAGGCGACCCACAACGCGAAGGTGAGCGTGGCGGACCCGATCGAGGCGCAGGCACCGCGCACCCCGGTGGAGCTAAAGCGCGCGATCGAGGCACTGCCCGACGATGCAATCCCCGAGCTGAACGAGAGCCGGGCACGGCGGGAGCACTACCAGGCCGAGCTCAGCAAGCTGCAGGTGGCGCAGCAGCGCCGCGAGCTGGTGCCGGCCGAGGAGGTGAAGAAGGACGCCTTCCAGGTGGGCCGGAGCATCCGCGAGGCGTTGAGCAACCTGGCGGACCGGCTGAGCCACCAGCTGGCGGGCGAGACCGACCCGGCGGTGATCCACCAGCTGCTGAGCGATGAGCACCGTGATGCGCTGCTGTCGCTGGCAGACTCTGGGACATGATCGAGCTACTGCACGGCGACTGTCTGGAGCGGCTGAAGGAGCTGCCCGACTGCAGCGTGGATGCCTGCGTGACGGATCCGCCGTATGGGCTGAGCTTCATGGGCAAAGCGTGGGACTACGACGTGCCGGGCGCGGAGGTGTGGCGCGAGGTGCTGCGGGTGCTGAAGCCCGGCGGTCACCTGCTGGCATTCGCGGGGACCAGGACGCAGCACCGGATGGCGGTGCAGATCGAGGATGCGGGCTTTGAGATCCGCGACATGATCGCGTGGGTGTATGGGAGTGGGTTTCCGAAGTCGCTGGACGTGAGCAAGGCGATCGATAAGGCGGGAGGCAATCCACTGGCTTGGCGGGCGTTCTCTGAGGCCTATGCGGCAGCAGTTCAGGCTTCGGCGTTCAAGCATTCGGACATCGATAGGGCGCTGGGTATCAAGTCGTCGTCTTGCTACTGGGCGCGAACGGATCACCGCGGTGGGATGCCGCCCTGCCACCATTGGGAGGCGGTGCGCGAGCTGCTTGGCTTGTCGGCTGACTTTGAGCGGCTGTACGACGAAGCCGAACGCGAGGTGGTTGGGCAGCGCACCACTGGTATCGGCACCGGGAAAGGCTCAACGCCGATCATGGGCGACGGCAGCCGCGACATCACCGCCCCCGCGACCCCTGCCGCGCAGCAATGGGCCGGCTGGGGCACCGCGCTGAAGCCAGCGCTGGAGCCGATCACAGTGGCGCGCAAGCCGTTCAAGGGCACGGTGGCGGCGAACGTGCTGGAGCACGGCACCGGGGCGATCAACGTGGATGGGTGTCGGGTGGCTGGCGTGAAGGGCGTGCCGGCAAGTCCGAGCAACGCTGGCTCGCTGGGCTGGTCAACTGGCGGCGACATGGACCGCAAGCAGCAGCAGAACGGCCGCTGGCCGGCGAACCTGATCCACGACGGCAGCGATGAGCCCTGCGCGCTGCTCAGTGATGCCGCCCGGTTCTTCTACTGCGCGAAGGCCAGCAAAGCCGATCGCAACAGCGGGCTTGACGGTTGTGAGATAATTTCAATTGAACCCATAGACCTAGAGGCTTCAAGCAAATGGGGCAAAGAGGACCTGCCAGTTCGGCTCCTGGTGGATACGGCACGATCACCCCAAAGGGTTATCGCCGCATTTGGTGCACAGATCAGAAGCGCGCCCGAATGGAGCACGTTGTTGTTTGGGAGCGCGAGCACGGCCCCGTTCCGATCGGATTTGACGTTCATCACAAAGACGGCGACAAGCTCAACAACGCAATCGACAACCTTGAACTGCTTTCTCGGCTTGCTCACAAACGAGAGCACTCAGGCTGCGAGCTTCGGTCAGACGGGTGGTGGAAGCCGTGCCGTAAATGCAAAAGCTGGCACCACGTCGATCACTATTACCGCCGAAAAGATGGCATCAGTCCTTGGTGCAGAGCTTGCTGCGTCAGCAACGCAGTGGCAAATAAGCGCCGCCGCTTGGACGTCAATCCATCCCACGGTCAAACCCACTGACCTCATGCGCTACCTCTGCCGGCTGGTGACGCCACCGGGCGGCGTGGTGCTGGACCCGTTCATGGGCTCAGGGTCCACCGGCAAGGCCGCGGCGCTGGAGGGATTCCAGTTCATCGGCATCGAGCGGGAGGCCGAGTATCTCGAGATCGCGCGCGGGCGGATCCAGCTGCCCGAGCAGGGAGCGCTGCTGTGAGCGTCTGGCGGACGGCGTTCATGGATGGCTTGCGGCCGGAGCCCCCGCTGACGGTGAGCGACTGGGCGGACAAGCACCGGCGGCTGAGCAGCAAGGCAAGCGCCGAGCCGGGGCCATGGCGGACGAACAGGACGCCGTACCTGCGCGAGCCGATGGACTGTTTGAGCACCACCAGCACGGTGCAGCGGGTGGTGATGATGTTCGCGGCGCAGACGGGCAAGACCGAGAGCGGTTCGAACTGGCTGGGCTACGTGATCGCGCACGCGCCGGGACCGATGCTGCTGGTGCAGCCGACCGTGGAGATGGCCAAGAGGCTGAGCAAGCAGAGACTCGAGAGTCTCATCACCGAGACACCGATCCTCGCTGAGAAGATCGCGCCGAGCCGCTCGAGGGACTCGGGCAACACGATGTTTTCGAAGGAGTTCCCCGGCGGGATGATGCTGCTGACCGGGGCCAA